CCCCCAGGCGTATTAAAATTTTCACTATCCCAGAGGTGTCCCTATTTACAATACAAAAGAAAAGGTCTTTGAAACCTTCTCTGAGTTCATCCGATAGTGGGATGACTAATCCGAAATCGTAAAAGACCAGCTTACCATTCCTCGAAATACCCAAGTTTCCTGGGTGTGGGTCAGCATGGAACAAACCCGCCTCCATGGTCTGTATGACGTATGAATTCACCAGGGCTTCACACACCTTTATCTTATTGATTTTCTTGTCCTTGATTTCGGTAATCTTATCTGTTGGTACATATTCCATTACAATCATTTCATTCGTACAGTATTTTTTATACACCCGTGGAATCTTAATCCATTCAACATCTTTCAGAGACCTCTTAAATTTGATCGCATTATCAACTTCTTGAATATAATCTGCTTCACCCAAAAGATATTCAATCGAATCATTGAGAACAAAGTCTGAACTATTCCCAGTATCAATCCCCAGAGATTGAACTAATTTTAGAATTCGTTTCAAAGTTTCTGTGTCGGATTGCATCGTATCATAAATACCTGGTCTTTTCAATTTTACAACTACAGGTTTCCCATTTTGTAGGGTAGCCTTGTGGACCTGACCAATACTCGCAGACTTAAAGGGGATATCATCGAAGTCCTTGAAAATATCTAGATCAATCTGATCCCTAACTAAATTATAATCAAAGGCGGGAACGTCATCTTGGAGAGATTCAAGTTCACGGGTGAACTCTGGGGGGTAGAGGTCCCCCCTCGTGGACGCAATTTGTCCTAATTTTACAAATGTTGGACCAAGATCGAGAAGTTGATCTTTTGTCCATCTCCCGAGCTCTGATTTATCTTCGATAAAACGCTCTTTCCACAGGAATTTGGCGGCAAACTTCCATGTTTTTACCTTCTGTTGAGTTGATTTGGGTAAGGGTTTTATTACAGTCAACATACCTATCATATGAAGATATTTTTAATGTCTACTAAGAGTAGAATGAAGATTCATATTATCGGCGCAGGACCAACCGGGATGTCTCTCGCTTGGGAGATTCTTAAATCAGGAGAAGACCATGATATAACTATTTATGACCGAAAAACTTCGGCTGGTGGTTCATGGTGGGAACCTGAGATCGATGTAAGAAATATTCACGCACATAGAGTCCTGTTTAACACCTTCCACAATACACAATCATTATTCGATGAAATGAATATAGATTGGGATGAAATGTTTGAACCAGTAAATGATCAGGGTGGTCGAAACTTTTTATTAAAGTCTTTGAATGTGAGTGACTATGTGTCTTTGATAAAACTTGTAATGAAAGTATTATTCCAACCAAGCAAGTACAAGGAAATAAGTCTTAAAGACTCTATAGGTAAATTAAGTGAAAATGGAGAAAAGTGTCTAAAAAACCTACCCCTTATAATGGATGGCGTAACGTGGAACACGATGTCTGCATATGAATTTATTCAAAACTTAAATCATGTGGCCCTAGCCAAACCATATACACAAAGAGTTTCAGGTAAAGTGATGGGTGATGCGATGGAAGAAGCACTCACAGAAGAAGGTGTAAATTTTGTCTTTGGAATGGAGATGAAAGATATCGAATACCAAGAAGATAGTTACAAACTCACATTTTCAAATGGAACTACCGTTGATGATGGACAATTGTTTCTGTGTATTGATAATAGTCCAGCCTTAAAAGTCCTTGGAGACAACTGGGGTCCGGATGCTGACAAAAAAGTTAGAGAAAGTACCTACGGAGCTATAAATGTTCTCTTAGATTACGATGAACCAATCACTTTGAAGTCAGATTTAGAAATTGCATCCGAAACGAAGTGGAATTTACAACCCAGAGTTTTATCAGACGGTAGAACTGTATCTTGTGTAATCTGTAACCTAACACGTGAAGTGCTATCAAACACACCAGAAATGTTAAAACTTGAGGTGATTGATCAGTTAGATATACCCTCCCCAAACACAACTAGAATTGGGTGGGGTGCGGATTGGAGTGAAGAAGATGGTTGGACCTTTTCACAATCTTCGGGGGTTCTCAGTCTACATGGACAACTTCCATTTTTCGGAAAATGTTCAAAAGTTGCGATGTGTGGGATGATGTCACCCAGAAATACACCTTATTCAAGTATAGAATCAGCTGTCGAAGTTTCTAGATCACTCAGTCATGAATATTTCGGAACTAGAAAACCAATTAAACCATCTACTTTGAGTCAACGTATATTACTTCTGACAATGATACTTATAGTTTTAATTTTAATATATCGTAATAGAAATCAATGAAGTTTTTAACTTCTGTGTATGAACCAATGTATGAATATAATAGTAAAAAGTATATTCGTATTAGAATTCCACCAACACTGGTGACGCGAATCAATGATACTCATATGAAAATGAATCACCTCCTCACGAATTCTAATATTGATAATCCTTTGGAAGGACATATCCTCAAAGTGAAAGTTCCATTTAGATATAGACGGGTCATGTGCGAAGTTAAGGGAAAACCCCTCCAATCCTGTGTAAAGGGGGATGAAATCAAAGTAGAAATTGAATTCAAAGGATATTGGAACGTAGGTGATTATTCAGGGTTTTCTTGGATTATCAAATCTTCGGAATATAGTTAAAGTTTCCTCCGTCTAATTTAGTATACATGACAGTTCTCACCAGAACAGGGTACCTCGCCATAGAAGGACCCCTACAGGAAATTAAAAAGGAGCTTACCGTAAGACCTATAGTCAATGGGGATTATGGATTTCCACCACCACCTTTTAAAGTTTTTAAAACGATTAAAAATGGTATCTGTGTCCCGCGCTTCTATGGCGTCGAGAAACTTGGTGAACCTAAGGAGGACCGAAGACCCCAACCCACTCGAATTACAACAAAGTTTGTCGGCACCCTTCGAGACGCAACACACCAAAATGAAGCACTTGCTGCAGCTCTTAAGGCGGGTCATGGTGTTCTCTCACTCCCGTGTGGTTTTGGGAAGACCACCGTATCCCTGGCAATAGCATGCACGTTAGGCTATAGGACAATGATTGTCGTTCATAAACAGTTCCTAGCCGATCAGTGGAGGGAGAGAATTAAACAATTTTGTCCAGGGGCCACCATTGGTGTCGTTCAACAAGATAAGAAGGAGGTTGATTGTGATTTTGTGATCGCTATGCTTCAATCACTCTCCCTAAAAGAGTATAGTTTTGGGGACTTTGAAAGCGTGGGAACCCTCATTGTAGACGAAGCCCATCATATATGTGCTAAGGTATTCAGTCAGTCCCTATTCAAGTTATGTCCCAAACACATATTTGGTCTCTCTGCCACCCCAGAGAGGAAGGATGGTCTCACCAAGGTCCTCCATTGGTTCATGGGGGCAACCTTCTTCGCCGTCGAGAGGAAAAATCAGGGACAGGTTGAAGTATTTTCAATCGTCTACGAATGTTTCAATTATAGAAACCCCCCACCCTCAATGAGGAATGGGAAAATCTCGATGCCCAACATGATCACGGAGTTGGTCGAGGATCGCCAGAGAAATATAATGCTTGTCGAACTTATTAAAAAGGCCTCAGCAGGAACAAGACAACTCCTCGTTTTGAGTGACCGGAGATTTCATTGTGAATTTCTTCACCAATGTTTTCCCAAAAGTTCGGGGCTCTACATGGGTGGTATGAAGGAGAAGGATCTCCAAGAATCCTCTAAAAAGAAAATCATCTTTGCAACATTCAGTCAAGCCCACGAAGGTTTGGACATACCAACCCTAGATACGGTCATTCTAGCTTCACCAAAATCAGACATCACACAGAGTATTGGGAGAATAATGAGAGAAACCAAGGGTAAAAAGAATGACCCCCACATATACGATATCCACGATCCATGGTCCATCTTCACAGCAATGTATTACAAACGTATGAAGGTGTATAGACAAGGTGGTTTCAAGATTCATGGAAAGGGGGTTCAGGAAAAAACAGACTTCCCTCAGGGAAAGTGTCTATTTTTATAATCTACATAATTAATAAATGTCCGGTGCATTAGTCCAGATTGTATCAAAAGGAGCACAAGACATTTATTTAACAAGTGACGAAGGTCATTCTTTTTTTCGAACAAAGTTTGCGAGATATAAGAATTTTTCACAAGCCCCAAAGTTTATAAAAGAAGTTACCGAAACTGATAATTCTATTACTATTCCTGTATACGGTGACATTATAAACGGATTGTGGTGTGAAGGAACTGGAGAAGCTAATATATCGTCAAATATTTTTTACAATTCAACGGTGGATCTTTATATTGGTGGACAAAAGGTTGACTCCCAACACTACGATTACTACAATGACATTTGGCCAAACTACCTAGCTGATACTTGGACTAAATCCCAAGAGATAAACGTAAAAGCCAACGTAGGTAATATAGCGTTTGTACCATTTCACTTCTTTTTTTGTGATGGTGGGGCATATTTACCCTTAGTTGCTTTACAGAATCATACAGTAGAAATTAAAATCAATTTCGATACAAATTATTACAATGGAACTGTGGAACAGGGTTTAACAGCAAGTCAGAAGAAAATTTCAGTATACGGTAATTATATATTTTTAGACACAGATGAGAGAGAAAGTTTTGTAAATCGTCAGATAGAAATGATGATTACACAGGTTCAAAGGGTTGAGTATCCCATTGATTTTGCTACAACTAATAATAATAGTTTAGATATCTCACAATTTAATCACCCGGTAAAGTCTCTGTTTTTTGGATTTGGAACTTTAGATGATGATAATGTTACTGATAGATTTACATTTGGAACCGCGGATATTCAAATAAATGGAACAGCTTTATTAGAGAATATGTCCCCTATGTATTTCCACACGGTTGAAAGCTATTTGAAATCTAAGTTTGCACACATAGATTACAGAGCCGAAAGTAAAACGATGTTGTACTCAAGATATTTCCCGTTTCATTTTTGTATAAATTCATCTGAATACAGTCCCACGGGGACATGTAATTTCAGTAGATTGGATAACGCTAAAATGATTATAAGAAATGCTGAAAGGGGGTCGAATAGGACAGATACACATATATTTGTATACGCATTAAATCACAATATTCTCAGAATACAAAATGGTATGGCGGGTATTTTATTCGGTAACTAATATAGAGATGCCCCGTGTTCTTATTCTCACTGATCAGATTTTTACCAGTAAACTCGACATCCCACCTAAAAAGGTTACGGAAGGTGCCCCACCACCCGTGGGTGGTATTGATATGGGTAAAATTAAAACAGAAGAAGTGTCGGCAGACAATTCAGCTGTTATTCACGCGGATACAACCGAAACAATTGTGGGTGAACCCGAAACACAACGCCTCGTTATACAGGCAGGGCAAACTACAAACCCATCTACTTCGAATGTAAGTGAAATTTCTATGGGTGGTTCCACCTCTAATACAGAAAACCAGAACATTACGATTAAAACACAGGGAACGGAACGAGTAAAAATTGATTCAGATGGTCATTCGGAATTTAAAGGTGGTGTAGTGACGAATGACGGTCAAGGTGAGATGGCGTGTAAACGTTACTCAAATGTAGTAACAATCGCACCTGGTGTATCAAATAAAGAGATACAACTTGTATATTCAGACGCGGCATTTTATGGACGGGTAATTACTCAATTGAGAGAAACCACGAATGTGTCAAACATAAGCACAATGATTCTTGAATTTCAGGGAGGAACGAGTGATGGCACAGAATCATCTGTTCCTATAGCCGTGGGTATCAAAAAATTGTTTGGTGGCGTGAACGCAAATCCATGGAGTCCCATCGTCACGACAACGTCAAACACTGTGACTATCACCCCAGCAAATACGACGGGAATTGGATATTCATACGACATTTTTTCAAAAATTCATTCCTCGTTGGGTGGAAAACTTATCAAGATCAAATCCGGTGGCACAGATTTGAAATCCTTTACTTACTAAATTTACTTTGGGGGAAAACCCCTTAGTAGATTCATTACATTTATGCCCTGATGGAATCAGAAACGGCTAGCATAACTACGCCGATAATGAAAGCCATGATGACGTAATTCATTTCAGTTTCTTCACGTCCAACCTTCGAGTCTATCTGAGGCTCAGGTTCTTCGACAATTTTTTTTTGTCGGACAGGAGGATCTAAATCCTCTAGCGGACAATACGCTATCATTTATATATATCTAGAGATTAATTTCAGTTTTCTTTTTTCGTCGAACCCGCTTGGGTTTAGAAGAATCCACATTCACTTCCTTGACTTCACCACCCGTAGAGTCCCCTGAAATAGAAATAATATCTGAAATGTCGTCCGCGGCGTCAAAGTCGCGTGCATCCTGAGCAACCTGGGGTGTTGTGTTCATCGGGGGGGTTGGTGGCATCATAACACCACCCATCAAACTGGAAATATCAAGTCCAGGACCCTTCATTTCATATTGACCCGTCCCACCAACGGGGGCATCCACACCAGTTTCACCAGGAGACCGGGTGGTATTCTGAACCGCACTCATCATATTCTTAACGAGATCCGGATTTTGTTTGATTACATCATTCATGTTGGGCATCACCGACTTGAACATACTATTTGTTAGATGGAACATCATCGCGGAACCACCCAACATCATTATCAGCTTAACCTCTGGTGCAACATTTACCTTTGATCTATACTTTACGTAGAGTTCCTCAAAAACAGTATCATAGTCATCTACATTCTCCATCACAGACTCAGACCATCCCTCTAATTGAATCTCAAAGGGGTTGTACCTCTTATTAAGAAACTCAAGTCCAGTCACACATGCAACTAACATTCTCCGAGAAAAACGAATAGATTGCTCCACATCGATACTGTAGGTAATTCTCTTAACCTCAGCCCGGAGTTCTTCTATGTTTGAATATGCATTTAGGCGTTTGTTGACAGCAAATCCCTTCTTTTCTAAACGCGTAAGCTTGTTAAGGAGGTCAGACTTCTCTTCGTCAATTGAAGTATAGCCCTTGGAAGGTTGTTCTTCCTGAGAAATACCAGGACCCATTGATGGTTCATCGTCATAGAAATCCTCACCATAATCTATTTCCTCTTCCTCAGTGGGTTGTCTTGGTGCAGTCTGTTTGTTGGGGTTGACAAATGCATCCATCGTTTCTTGAGGGATAGCATTTGTAGGTCTAGCCGATGGTCTTGCTGGTCTTTGAACAGGCTGAGATCTTGGAACAGATATTTGAATCTCATCCATGAGAGCTTGTTCGTCTGCATCTAATTTCATCACCGTCGAGTTACCACGATCGATTACTATCTCTTCATCCATCTACTCTTTATGTAGAAACTAAAAAAATTACCTTTAACGCAGTTTATAAAATAATGTTGCCTGATTATAAATGTTCAAGTTCAATCGCACTGATCGAAATGCCCTAACCGCCATCGTTATTTTATTTTTTGTTATTGTCATTCTCAATATCATGAAAAAAACAAGCGCCTATCAACCTAAACCAATTGTTATTGAAATTGTCAATGATCAATCAATTTTCGATTTAGAAAATCGGATGGAATGTGTTCCTGGGTCTGGTAAAGAAGATAGTCCATACACCAAAAGTTTAACCCCAGGTGGACTATGTGGTGCCCAAAAACTTGTTGGTGAACACGCCTCCTACACGATCGTGGATGGAATTGGTGGATCTTTAATCTAAGCTTACTATAAATGGCTTTGATCACTTCCCCAACGGAAACAATTCCAGATCTTAACTATGAATATCACACAATCACGGTTGACACAGTTGGACAGACACCAAATTCTTTCACCTGTTATCTTAATCAACCTCTTCGCAATGTTGTTCAGGCTAGACTTTTAGCCGCCCGAATCAATACAGTAACCCCCGCAAATGGTAGTGAACATTGCTACGTGTCCATCAAAGAGTTAGACTCTATCTTTTCTGATCGAGCATCGAAAAATCCACCCCCACTCTCAGACGGAAGTATAGTCCGTAATTCTTTTGCTAGTTTAGTAACTACAGATGACACTGGTATCATTAGTTTTAGAGACAACTACCCAATTGCCACCCAATACATCGATCCAATTCGATCTATTGATCGCTTAACCGTAAGCATTAGAAATGAAGATGGTGTTCTCATATCACCACCCAACCCCGCCGAAAATAACTTTTTAATCCTCCGTTTTGTGTGTAGGAAACCCAATATGTAATTTTCTCCCTTTACTATAGTATACCATGTCAGCTGGAGTTGTTCAATTGATTGCCATCGGGGCTCAGGATAAATATATCATGGGCGATCCCGAAATTTCTTTCTTTAATTCAACCTTCAAAAGACATGCTAATTTTTCACAGTCTGTCGAGAAACAAACAATCCACGGAGAAGTGAAAAATAATTCAATGTCTAGTATTCAATTTGAAAAAACTGGTGATCTACTGGGTTACGTTTACCTCACCGTTGATGATACGACTCAAAGTCAAACAATTGAGGAATGGTCAACTTTAGTCGATAAAGTTGAACTTCTCATTGGTGGGTCGGTCATCGATACCCAAGATTCCACATTTACCGAAAAAATTGCAATCGATACATTCGCCACCTGTGTATCGAAGAGTGCAATTGGTACACACCCGGGTATAAGCGCCTCGTCATATTTTTACCCTCTCCGTTTCTTTTTTTGTGAAGGTGCGAAATGTGCGTTACCCCTAGTCGCTCTAAATTACCATAACGTTGAACTCAGAATATACTGGGGTCCAAATGCGAGTGCCTATAATATAGAACTTTTTGCAAACTATTACTACCTAGACAATGAAGAGCGTGGTAACATCGCCTCCCGTAAACATGATCTCCTCATTACACAAGTTCAAAAAAATGAAGCATCGAATGCCCTTATACAAGAAGTTACATTTAGTCACCCCGTTAAATATATCGCATGCTCAAACACGGATGATGACGGAGCTCTGACCTCCAGGTCAAATAAAGTTAAAATGAATGTTAATGGAATCGATATAGGTGATTATAAATGGTGTCAACCTCATCATGTAGATGCGTGTTCTTACTATCATACACACTCAGTAACTTCACCCGATTTTTTCTTGTATCCATTTTGTTTATCAACAAGTTCTTTACAACCAACGGGGACTCTCAACTTTAGTAGAATAAGTTCATTTAAAATTATGAGTAAAACCCTACCAATCAATGACCCAATTTATGCAGTCAACTACAATATTTTGAGAATCGAAAATGGGATGGCTGGTCTATTATATGCAAATTAAAATACAAACATATAATAATAGTAAGTATGCAAATTTTTGTCAAGACACTTACAGGTAAAACAATAACACTCGAAGTCGAGTCTGTTGACACCATAGATAATATCAAATCAAAAATACAAGACAAAGAAGGAATCCCACCTGATCAACAACGTCTTATTTTTGCGGGTAAACAATTAGAAGATGGTAGAACACTTGCCGATTACAACGTTCAGAAAGAATCTACACTTCACTTGGTACTCCGTCTCAGGGGTGGAGTTAAAAATTTACCAACGATTGAACGTTCTACCAAAGTTCGTTTAGGTAGTCAGGTTAAAACACAGGACATCAAAGACCAGGCTGAACATACAATGGTCTTAAATGCTGGAAACCGACAGTTCCTAGCACCAACATCAAATGTGGTATACATCGCACCAACCTGCTCGATAGCTAACACAAATCCACAAGGTCATACACTGACAGTTGGTTCAAATGTTTACATAGATGATGATGGTTCAAATGTCGTGCATATTTTGGGAAACACCTATATTAGTGAAGATCTAACTGTAGGTGGAGATATACATTTCAAGGGTGATGTGACTTTAATTGCAACACAAAACCTAAACATCACAGATGCTATCGTCGAACTTGGAAAGAATAATACTTCCTCCGATACAGTTCTAGATCTGGGTCTTCTTATGAATAGACCCGAGTCAAATGTAGCTGTTGGATATTTAGAATCTAGTGATGAACTCGTAATGGCTTACACTGAAAGTAGTGCGAGTAGTTCAACCATCGTGCCCCTCGCCTCCGAAGACCTCCGTGTTAAAGTGTATGGTGACCTGACAGCAACTGGTAACGTCACAGCCACCTACCTACATGGTGATGGGAGTGAACTCACTGGTATAGCTACAACACTACAATCCGTATCCGATTTCGGAAACACAACCTCGAACACCCTCCAACTTACAAATGTCACCACAGGTCTATCTGTGGACAGTAACATAGTTGTTGGGGGCAACGTTACAGCCACAAAGTTTTTGGGTGATGGAAGTGAACTCACCGGTATAGCTACAACAATGCAGTCTGTATCAGATTTTGGAAACACAACCTCGAACACCCTCCAATTTACAAATGACACCACAGCTTTTACAACCACCTCAAATATTATCGTCGGTGGAAGGGTGACAGGTTCCTCGTTTTACGGTGATGGTGGAACGTTATCTAACGTCTCAACAGTCTCAACTTTAGGTGATATTATAGATTTGGGAAACACAACTTCAAACACAGTGTTATTTACCAACACAAATGCTGCTTTTAAAGCAACGGGTGGTATAATAATAAATGCGGGTGGTGTGAGTAAAAAAACCTATAGTTATACGAATACCATCGCAAACGGAACTAGTATAGCAAATGGAACTATAGGGGTCGTTTTTACCCAACATGTATTTTATGCCAAGATCGTGGCTCACCTTATCCACGCTGATAATGAAATTAGCACAATGTCTATAGAAGTTAGTGGTGGACACAGAACTGGTGGAACCCCGTTAGATGTAGCAAGAGGTCCAGCCGCTGTATTTGGGAACACAAATACAAATCCATGGTCGTCAGAGGTTACAAGTAATACAACTACAGTATTTATCAAACCAACTATCGATTTAACATCCGAAGGAAACTATAATCTGTTTATCGAATATGTTTCACAACACAGCGACGGTAAAATTTCTAAAATTACAAAGGGTGGTTCCGATGAAATAAGTTTCTTATATTAATGTAATGGCAACCACCATACAAACATTCGAGGGAAGTGTCGGAATTGGCACTGATAATCCATCTAAAACCCTTCATGTCCAAGGTGGATTATTAGTAACAAATAAAACGGAAATTCAAGGCAATTTAACAGTTTCAGGTGACACAGTTATTATTAACTCCAATGATATAACCATCAACGATCGGATATTTGGAATTGGTTCGGGATATGTAAATCACAATGAAGACACGGGGGTCCTTCTAGAACACAAGGATAATGGAACATATGCAAATGTGGCATTGGTATATCACGCGGATGAAAAACGGCTCTCTTTGGGGTACACTCAAAATACCCTTACAGATAATCATGTCCTAAATTTTCAAGATCCCACCCATCTTTTAAAAATTGATTTACGTGGAAATACCACTGTTCAAAATACATTTTCTGTTGTTCACGACAATATGGGTATAGGAACCGAAACACCTGGAACGAAATTGGACGTTCACGGGACGGCAAATGTTGGGGTACTGACAACAACATCACTATCAATCACATCTAATTTAGAAACCCCAAACTTACACGTAGATACAAATACTTCACGAGTCGGTATAGGAACAAACACACCTTTATTCAATATAGATGTTCACGGAAAAGCAAACGTTGGAGCATTGACAGTCACATCCATTTCCGGTGATGGTAGTCAACTTACTGGGTTATCGTCAACTTTACAAGAAAAAACAGACACTGGAAACACAACTTCGAATACCTTACAGTTTACCAATGATATAACTGGGTTAGTGACGTCAAGTAACATAGTAGTTGGTGGAAATGTGACAGCCACCTCATTTATAGGTGACGGGTCAGCATTAACTGGTGTCGGTGCAGCTTTCACGACAAGTGGGAGTAATCTCATTCGCACGTCTGGGAATGTCGGTGTCGGGACAGATATACCATTGCGTAAACTGGATATCCGTGGTAACTTAAATCTTACGAAAGATTTCTATACAAGTAATCTGATTTCAACAGAATATTCCATTGTTAGTAGCGATGTACATACCCAAGTTGGGGCGGACATAAACGGTGAGGCGGCTGGGGACCAGTCCGCGACGTCCGTCGCCCTCTCTTCGGATGGAACACGTCTCGCTGTGGGAGGCTGGCTAAACGACGGTGGTGGTACAGACGCGGGCCACGTGAGGGTATACGAGGAGAGTGGTGGGGCATGGACCCAACTTGGCGACGACATAAACGGTGAGGCGGCTCGGGACCATTTCGGTTGGTCCGTCGCCCTCTCTTCGGACGGGTCCCGTCTCGCAGCGGGGGGCTACTACAACGACGGTGGTGGTACAGACGCGGGCCACGTGAGGGTATACGAGGAGAGTGGTGGGGCATGGACCCAACTTGGCGACGACATAAACGGTGAGGCGTCTGCGGACCGGTTCGGTTGGTCCGTCGCCCTCTCTTCGGATGGAACACGTCTCGCAGTGGGGGCCATCTACAACGACGGTGGTGGTTCCAATTCGGGCCACGTGAGGGTCTTCGAGGAGAGTGGTGGGGCATGGACCCAACTTGGCGACGACATAAACGGTGAGGCGGCTGGGGACGAGTTCGGTCGGTCCGTCGCCCTCTCTTCGGACGGGTCCCGTCTCGCAGTGGGGGGGCGGGGTAACGACGGTGGTGGTACAGACTCGGGCCACGTGAGGGTCTTCGAGGAGAGTGGTGGGACGTGGACCCAGGTTGGCGACGACATAAACGGTGAGGCGGCTGGGGACCATTTCGGTTGGGACGTCGCCCTCTCTTTGAATGGAACACGTCTCGCAGCGGGGGGCTACCTAAACGATGCCAACGGTTCCAATGCGGGCCACGTGAGGGTCTTCGAGGAGAGTGGTGGGACGTGGACCCAAGTTGGGACGGACATAGACGGTGAGACGGCGTCGGACCTTTTCGGCATCTCCGTCGCCCTCTCTTCGGATGGAACACGAGTCGCCGCGGGGGCCGCCGCCAACGACACCACTGGTACAGACGCGGGCCACGTGAGGGTCTTCGAGGAGAGTGGTGGGACGTGGACCCAAGTTGGGGCGAACATAGACGGTGAGGCGGCTTCCGACTATTTCGGTTGGTCCGTCGCCCTTTCTTCGGATGGAACACGTCTCGCAGCGGGGGGCTACCAAAACGACGGTGGTGGTTTCAATGCGGGTCACGTGAGGGTCTTCGACAGCCCTCGATACACAAAACAAACTATAAAAGATGTGATATTCGAAATTGGAGGGTCTAATGTATACGTAGACACCACAACTGGAAACGTTGGTGTAGGAACAAACACTCCATATGCAAAACTTCACGTTCAGGGTTCATCGGGGATTGTGAGTTCTGCTTCCAAAAGATATTTTAACCATAGCACAAATTTAACAGCTGACACGGGATCTTTGTCGGGTGTGTCTATTTACGCGAATGACCACATCGTTTCTGGAAAACGTATAATTTCAAAGAGTGGAACTATAACAGCTTCGGATCGTCGTATTAAACAAAATATTAAGGACGTAAAAGATGATACTGCGTTAAATATTTTACGACTTCTGAAACCCAAAAGATATAGTTATCGTGATGTTGTTTTTCAAGGTGACCAACCCGTATGGGGATTTATAGCCCAAGAAGTTGAGAACGTCCTCCCTTATGCAGTTCAAACAAATACATCTTACGTTCCAAATGTTTACGATATGGCTACACGTGGCGGTGACAACTTACTCACGTTTACAAATTTTGATACTTCAAATTTAGAAAGTAATTCTTTTACTATTCAAGTATACGGTGAAAATGAAAATGCATATACTCTTACACTTAAAAAAATAATTGATTCGAAAATAATACAAGTTGAAGAAAAAATAATTGACGATGAACTTTTTGTTTACGGTCAAAGGGTTGAAAACTTTAAACAATTGCAAAAGGATGCAATATTTACAATCGCAACTTCAGCTCTACAAGAAGTTGATAAGAGACTTCAAATTGAAAAAGAAAAGAATGACGGATTAGAAGAACGAATTATAAGACTGGAAAAAATGTTTGGATAAATTAATGACCACGACCCTTCAATCTTTTGAAGGAAGCGTTGGAATGGGAACGGACAACCCATCTAGAACCCTTCATATAGAAGGTGAAATACTTGTAGAGGGCGATGTAGAAATGAATGGAGATCTTGAAGTTTCCAGTAATAATACGATTATTAACTCAAATAATATTACGTTTGCAAATAAAATTTTTGGTTTGGGTTCAGGGCAGATAGATCATAACTTGGATTTGGGTGTGCTAATGGAACACAAAGATGGTTCTACATATGCAAATGTAGCATTGATTTTCCATGCAGATGAAGATAGATTTTCAATGGGGTTTACCCAAAACACACTTTCAGATTCCCACATTCTCCACTTTCAAGATCCTACGCATCGGTTAAAAGTTGACATGCGAGGAAATACTCTCGTCCAAAATAACTTTACAATCGTTAATGGTGATTTGGGTGTGGGAACAGAAACACCCACTTTCAAACTCGACGTACATGGAACCGCAAACACTGGAACCCTCACCACCACCGCGGTGACCACCACAGGTGATTTAGAAGTTGGTAACTCAAACCTGGTCGTAAACACAACCACGTCTCGAATTGGTATAGGAACAGATACACCACTATTTAATTTAGATGTTCACGGGACGGCAAATGTTGGTGTAATAACAGTCACATCCATTTCGGGTGATGGAAGTCAACTTACAGGATTAACTTCGAATCTTCATGAAGTTTGTGAAAGTGGGAATACAACTTCAAATACGGTTCAATTTACAAACACCATCACAGGATTTGTTACGACCAGTAATATAGTGGTGAGCGGAAATGTCACCGCAACATCTTTCTTAGGGGATGGTAGCCAAATAACAGGTATATCTAGTGGTGGTGGTTTTACGACGGGCGGGGGAAACGCATACCACACTTCTGGTGATGTTGGTATAGGAACAAACAATCCTGTGAGAGCGTTGGATGTTCGGGGAGATATAAATATTGAAGGTAACGTGTTTTCAAGTAATGCGTTTTCAATAAAAATCACTAATCAGTCTATATGGGAACAAATTGGTTCCACTTTTAATGGTGGAGACATTAATACACGTTTGGGTGAAGCAGTTTCTATATCCGGTGATGGTAGTGTTATAGCTGTTGGAGGGGGGTATGAGCCTGGTCCTTTCCCGTCTAAAGGACAGGTAAAGGTATATGTAAGGACTGGGGGGACGTGGACCCAACGTGGAAGTAACTTAGATGGTCACAGTGTAATTGATTATTTTGGACAGTCTGCGTCTATTTCGGACAACGGTTTAAGATTGGTCGTGGGTGCTCTGGGATACGGTAGTTATGGAAGCGGAAACCTGAGTGGAAGGGTCTATGTGTATGATTGGAATGGAACAGCTTGGAGTGAAACTGTAGTTGACACAGGTGCGATTGGTGGCTCTGGTGTTTACACCTTTGGTGATGGTTTAGGACGCACAGTTACTATTTCGGGTGACGGAAATACAATTGCAGCAGCTTCTCCATATAATGACGATGCCGGGGATGATTTTGGAAAAGTGTCCGTGTATCGTTATAGTAGTGGAACTTGGTCTCAATTGGGGTCGTCTATTAATGGAACGGGGGACAGCACGGCTACGTTCGGGTATTCACTTTCTTTATCCCAAAATGGATCAATAGTATCTATAGGCACCTATGAACAAAGCCTAACAAATCCAACTGTAGGACGAGCAGGAGAAGTAAAAGTTTACGAATATAGTGGAGGGTCTTGGAGTCAGATTGGAGCCACCTTTGAAGGGAGTGCATCTTTTGAATATTTAGGTATAGCAGCATCCTTATCTGCTGATGGAACAAAAATAGCCATAGGCGCTTACGGCTATTCCAGCCATGATGGACGTGTCAATGTTTGGGAATACAATAGTGGCACAACGTCCTGGTCTCAAATTGGTTCTGATATACTTGGTGGCTCCACTTCTTATCTTGGAACTGGTGTTTCCTTATCAGGTGATGGCACCCACCTCGTTCTTACTGAAAATAACAAAGACGCGACAAACTATAGCGGGGCGGTGAAAGTATACCAATACACTGGGGGGTCGTGGAGTCAGGTTGGATCGACTCTGAACAATACCGATCCCACGTTCGTTTCAATATCTAATGATGGGAAAACTTTTATTGTAGGTTCAGGGAAAAATGGTCCATTTGACGTCACTGGTTATGCGAAAGTTTATGAATATGTAAATAAAGTAAACCGACAAATAAAAGACCAAATCCTCGAAGTTGGGACGGCCAACCTATATGTGGACACCACAACTGGAAATGTTGGTATAGGAACTGACACCCCTCTCACAAAACTCCATGTAGTAGGTTCAGCGGGTGCTATTGATGGTAGTGGAAATAGAAAACATTTTAAATATGATGCAGCTTTATCAAGTGATACAAGCATAGTTGGAGCTCATGGTATTTATGCAAACTCGGATATAGTCACCCAAAAAAGAATTATGTCCGCATTTGGAACCCTTACAGCTTCAGATGAAAGAATTAAAACAAATATAGATGATGTTGGTGCGTGGGTGTCAGCGTTAGATACATTAAGACTTTTAAAACCAAAACAATATACATATAAAGATGTCGTAAATAGGGGTGAACAACCTGTATGGGGATTTATAGCTCAAGAAGTTAGGGACACTCTTCCATACGCAACAAAGTTAAGGACTGAATATGTTCCAGATATGTATACGTTAGCTAAGGTCTCTGATAAAAATAAAATTCTTTATGGAACTTCTAAATTAAATTCTGGAGAAAAAATTAAAATTATTACACCTGATGGTGAAGATGTGTATACGACTATAATTGAAATTATAGATAATACAACTTTCCGGATTGATACTGATATGAAACACAAAGATATATTTTTATTTGGTCGCGAAGTTGAAGACTTTACATTTTTAAACAAAGATTCTATATTTACTATAACAACTGCAGCTCTCCAAGAAATTGATACACAACTTCAAAATGAAAAACAAAGAAAAGAAAATCTTAAAACGAGATTAAAAAAATTGGAAGAAATGTTCTAATCTATAGTAATGGACACAACCATACAGACATTTGAGGGAAGTATTGGGATAGGAACCCAAAATCCACAGAAACAACTTCATGTGGAGGGTGGGTTGTTGACAACAGGTGATATGCAAATTACTGGTAATCTCACTGTTTCGGGAAATACAGTTGTTTTACATTCAAATAATGTAACAATTGAAGATAAATTGTTTGGTATTGGTTCGGGTGACGTAGACCATGATATGGATATGGGTATTTTGATGGAACACGAGGATGCCAATGTTGCTCTCATTTACCACAGCGATGAAAAACGTTTTTCTATGGGATTTACACAAAACACCCTTACAGATGATCATATCCTAAACTTCCAAGAAATGGAAATAGATATTATTGGAAATGCGGTGGTTCAAAATAATTTTTCAATTATTCACGGAAATGTCGCAGTTGGAACGACACCCTCTGCTTTCAAACTCGACGTTCACGGAACAGCAAATGTTGGAACTTTAACAACAACCAAACTTATAACCGATGGTACACTTCATGTTGGAACTTCGAATTTGGTAGTCACTTCAAATGTTGGTATAGGAACCGATACACCCGATTTCGATCTTGATGTTCGTGGAACTGCAAATGTAGGAACTATGATAGCGACATCTGTATCAGGTGACGGTGGTCTACTCACCGGGTTGACATCTACACTACAGGAAGCAGCCGATAGTGGAAACGTCACATCCAATACGGTGCAATTTAGCAATGCCATAACAAGTCTTGTAGTCTCCAGTAATATAGTTGTGGGTGGTAATGTTACAGCTACTTCACTTTTGGGTGACGGTTCAGGACTAACAGGTATATCTTCGGGTGGATTTACGGTAAATTCTGGAAATGCTGTCCGGACAACTGGAAATGTAGGTATAGGAACAAATGTACCACTACAAAAGTTAGATGTTCACGGAAATGTAAACACAACAGGAAACCTATATTTTAGTAATACACTTTCAATAGAATATTCCACTGTTAGTGCTGGAGTGTGGACTCAAGTTGGGGCGGACATAGACGGTGAGGCGGCTGGGGACTATTTCGGTTACTCCGTCGCCCTCTCTTCGGATGGAACGATTCTTGCGGTGGGGGCCTCCCTAAACGACGGCACAACAGGTTCCAATGCGGGCCACGTGAGGGTCTATAATTACAGTGGTGGGGCATGGACCCAACTTGGGGGGGACATAGACAGTGAGGCGGCTGGGGACAATTTCGGTTACTCCGTCGCCCTTTCTTCGGATGGGTCCCGTCTCGCTGTGGGGGCCACCGGAAACGACAACAACTTTAATATCAATGTGGGCCACGTGAGGGTCTTCGACTGGGACGAAAATCAGAGCACCTGGACCCAAGTTGGGACGGACATAGACGGTGAGGCGTCTGGGGACCGGTTCGGTTGGTCCGTCGCCCTCTCTTCGGATGGGTCCCGTCTCGCGGTGGGGGGCCTGTACAACGATGCCAACGGTTCCAATGCGGGCCACGTAAGGGTCTTCGACTTGGTCGAGGGCGCTTGGACCCAAGTTGGGACGGACATAGATGGTGAGGCGGCTGGGGACGATTTCGGTGGGTCCGTTGCCCTCTCTTCAGATGGAATACGTCTCGCAGTGGGGGGGCGGGGTAACGACGGCAATGGTGCAGACGCGGGCCACGTGAGGGTCTTCGACTGGGACGAAAATCAGAGCACCTGGACCCAGGTTGGGGACGACATAGACAGTGAGGCGGCTGGGGACAATTTCGGTTGGTCCGTCGCCCTCTCTTCGAATGGAACACGTCTCGCAGCGGGGGGCTACGTAAACGACGGTGGTGGTACATGGGCGGGCCACGTGAGGGTCTTCGACTTGGTCGGGAGCACCTGGACCCAACTTGGGGCGGACATAGACGGTGAGGCGGCTGGGGACCAGTTAGGTTATTCCGTCGCCCTCTCTTCGGATGGAACGCGTCTCGTGGTGGGGGCCCCCCGAAACGACGGCGGTGGTACAGACGCGGGCCACGTGAGGGTCTTCGACTTGGTCGGGAGCACCTGGACGCAAGTTGGGGCGGACAAAGACGGTGAGGCGGCTTTCGACTATTTCGGTTGGTCCGTCGCCCTCTCTTCGGATGGATCCCGTCTCGCTGTGGGTGCGCCCTACAATGACGGCACCGGTTCCGAAGCGGGTCACGTGAGGGTCTTCGACAACCCTCAATACATAAAACAAACTATAAAAGACTACACCTTCGAAGTTGGGACGGCCAACCTGTATGTAGATTCCACAACTGGAAACGTCGGTGTAGGAACAGCCACCCCTTATGCAAAACTCCACGTTCATGGGGACGCTGGTTTGATACAGGCTGCCCAACGGCGTTATTTTAGGTATGATCAAGCACTGACATCGGATAGCGCGTCCACCAGTGATCCAAGTATTTACGCAACCGACCAAATCGTATCAGGAAACTATTTCATTTCGTCGCAGGGAACGATAAGTTCATCGGATTATAGAATCAAAAAGGATATAATTGACATTGATGATGCTTCGGCATTGGAAACTCTGAGACTTTTAAAACCAAAAAAATATACCTACAAAGATTTGGTTTCCAAAGGTGATGAACCCGTATGGGGTTTCATAGCCCAAGAAGTTAGGGACACCCTCCCATACGCAACGAAAATAGGTTCAGACTATATCCCGAATATTTATGAACTCGCAAACGTGAGTCAGAATGTTATTACATTTTCAGAGTTTAATACATCGAATTTGGAAAGTAACGCCACCATACTCCAAGCTATGGATGAAAGTGATCAAACGAGGGACCTCACCCTCGTAAAAATAATAGACGAAAAAACTATAGAAATTAAAGAAAATTTAGAAAGTAATCAAATTTTTATTTTCGGACAAAAGGTGAATGACTTTGTTTACCTCGATAAAAATGCAATTTTCACTGTAGCCACCGCAGCTCTCCAAGAAGTTGATAGACAACTTCAACATGATGAAGTAGAAAACGATTCTATCTGTGCACGTCTCACAAAACTCGAAGAAATGTTCTAAATAAAAAACATACTTATAGTATAATGCCGAGAGTAGATCCACCGAAAATTGTGCATGTTCATGGTAATTTAGAAATCGGAAACACAGACATTGATATATCCAAGGTTGGGACAATAAAAGTTGACGATCTACAGATAGATGGTGTATCCAACCCATTTCTACCTTCCGGATGTATAATCATGTGGTCAGGATCAAATATGGATATACCGAAGGGGTGGTTAATTTGTGACGGAAATGAAGGAACACCCGATCTCAGAAACCGTTTTATAGTTGGTTCGGGGAATAAATATTCTATAAATGAGGTGGGTGGAAGTCCGGATGCCGTCGCTGTCACTCATACCCATTCAGGGAAAACAAAAACATCTGGAAAACACCAACACGGAATAACCGCCCATGGTACCGAAGGTTTAAATCAACCAGTAACCTGTATAGTTGGTACAGATACCTCATTTTTAACATCAGCTACACAAAATACGGATGAATCGGGAGAACATACACACGATTTATCGATAGATCCGGGTGGAGTTAGTGGAAAAGATAAAAATTTGCCACCATATTATACACTCACATACATAATGAAACAATAAAATTGTGTTCCTATAGTATATGACCCCTTATCAGTTGTTACGTTATAAGAGAAATGTGCTTCTCAGAGAATCAGATTTCCGGGTTATACCCGGATACCCACATCCAACACCGGAAAGTCGTGCACTGTGGTTAGAATATCGCCAAGTATTGAGGGATTTGCCTCAAAATTCAAATCCCCAACTTGATAGAACTGGCAATTTAGTGGGTGTCACGTGGCCAACTCCACCGCAATAATTTTTCTATTTATTTTATACCCTTATATCAACAGAGATGGTCAGTACGAATATTCAGTTTTTCGAGGGGAATCTCGGAATTCAGAACTCGTCTCCCTCACACGATCTCAGTGTGGGGTCCAACCTCCATGTCGAAGATACAGGATCTAATGTTCTCTCCGTAGTCGGGAACGTCTCAGTCGCGAATACCCTCATCTTGGGGAACTTTGCAGTCGTCGCGTCCCATGGCCTCAACCACGTGACTGGGGAGAACAATACAACCACAGATACTATTATCCTCCAAAATGCTACCACGGGGCTCCAAACAACCGCAAACATCTTAGTTGGTGGAAATATAACCGCAACATCGGGGGATCTGGAAGTC